GACGAGCGGTCAGCCGTCGCGGCGTCGCGTGCCCTGATTGCTGCCGATACACTCAACCTTGCGGACGAAAAGTTTCAATCCGAAGAGGCTCGCCTGGAATCGGGCGAACCGACGAAACGCGTCGATCACACAACCGGGGGCAAACCACTTGCAGGCGGACTATCGCTTACCTCTGACGACCTCAAAGCCGTCGCTGGCATCCTCGGAGTCGGAATCGGGGCAGGCTTGGGACTGGCAGAGGGCGGCGGAAATATACTGCCGGACCATCGACCGCAATCCGTGGATACCGCACACGCCCCACCCACGGCAAAGGCAATTCCTGCTCCTGGCTGAGGCCCGTGAAGTCTTGTACGGCGGTGCGGCGCGTGGCGGCAAGTCCGATGCCTTGCTGATGGGCGCGGCGCAATTCGCCGAGGTGCCGGGCTACTCGGCCCTCTTACTCCGCGAAAATTTCCCGGACCTCGCTCAGGCTGACGGGCTTATCCCACGGTCGAAACAGTGGTGGCTCAACTCTGACGCAAAGTGGCACGAGAGCCAACGACGGTGGACCTTCCCGTCGGGCGCGACGATCACCTTCGGTTACCTCGACTCTGACGACGCGGTGTACCAGTATCAGGGTGCGCAATTCCAGTTCATCGGCATTGACGAGTTAACCCAGCATACCGAGTTTCGTTATCGCTACCTGTTCTCCCGCTTATCTCGACCGAAAGAGGGTCCACTGTCCACAATTCCGCTACGAATGCGGGCAGGCACGAACCCCGGTGGACGCGGTCACGAGTGGGTCAAGAAGCGGTTCATCGACTCGAAGATCCGCGACAAGCAGACAATTTTCGTCTCTGCGAAGCTCGAAGACAACCCGTCAACCGACCAAGACGAGTACGAAAAGTCCGTCGCCAACGTCGATCCCCTCACCCGTCAGCAACTACGCCACGGCGACTGGGACGCCATCGAGGGCGGACGATTCAAACGCGATTGGTTCCGGTGGTATCGACGCGACTCAGACTTCTACCTTTCACCAGCGTGGCGGTTCCTGCCCCAACACAGGCCGATTTTCTTCACGATTGACTTTGCGTCCTCGGCCAAGCAGACGGCCGATTTCACGGTTATTGCGGTCTGGATGCTCTCGCCGACCAATGACCTGCTCTGGATCGACTGCGTCCGAGTGCAAAAGGAAACCCCGGACCTAGTCCCCCTGGTGCAACGGCTGGTCCGCCAGTACCGGCCCCTGTTTGTCGGGGTCGAAGCGGTCGGGTCAAACAATGCCCTATTGCAATTTTTGCAACGGTCGCAAGACCCCGTGATGACCGTGATGCAACTCAACCCGATGGGGGCGGACAAGCTGGTCCGGGCGACTCCGGCGATGGTGCGGGTCTCCGAGGGTCGGGTTTACCTGCCTGAAGACAACCCGCTTTTCCCGTTAGACGAGGTGATGTCTGAACTGTGCCGGTTCACAGGCGACGCCAAAAAAGACGGAAACGATGACGTCGTCGATACGTTGTCCTATGCCTGCGAATTGCTGCCCCGCATTGCCAACCTCGACAACTCGGCCGTGCCGACTCAGTACACTCCACGGGGCAACCTTGCGACGGGTGCCCGGCCCGCGTCGTCGCTGCCGGTGTCGTCGTCTCGCCCGTTACCACTCCCCAAGTCGAAGCCGATCAATCACCCACTTCATCCCGCGATCCCGGTTACGCAGAGATTACGACGGTCCCGCTAGTGCCGGTATTCAAGCGGATGGCGTTCAGACTCGTGTTGGTCAAAGTAATCGTGAAGGCTCGGGTCATGCGCTTATTCGGATCGTTCAATGCGGCATTGTCGCCGACTATCGCTACTGACGTCACGGCGAATGCGGCCGGCGCCAACGCGGCATCAAAAACGGCGTCGCTACCTAGGGTAATAGCCCCCGGACTGCCGGTACTCTGCCAGGATACTCCCCCGGCCTGCATGGTGAAGGTGGTCACGGCGGCGGCGCCACGGAAGGCGACGGTTCCGCCTGCGTCCATGGTGAAAGTGGTAATCGTCGCCAGGATATTGGCCGACGAATTGCTCAACGTGGCGGCGGTAATCGTGCCCTGCCCCGACCCGAACGACAGGGACGAATCGACGGCCGTCACAGTCGCCAGTGCCCCGGACGTGGTCCCGGTCCTGCGGGCGACGGACAGGCCGGAGTTTATCACCCTGACGGTGGAAGCCGCATACAAGCCGTAAACCAGAAGCGGTTCCTGCCCGACCTGCGGGGCGCCCCCGCCAATGACCTGCAAGGTCACGGCAGACGACGCGGTCGAATACAATTGGAACTGCCCTGCATCGTCGTCGGCACTGCCTTCCCACTCAATCGTCGCGGCGTTTACGGACAGGTCAAGCTCCCGATACTGAATGAATCCATCTGCCTGAAGTGGCAAGCCGATTGTGCCGGTATAGGTGGCTCGGCGGATCAGTTTCGTCAGAGCGATCGACGCCAAAGCGGTCATGTTGTATTTGACGTCGATGTCTGAATCTTCAAAAACAAGCGTATCTGAGGCCGACGGCAGGGCGCCGCCTGAGTAGTTCGTGACGTCGTTGGCGTCGTGCGGGCTAAGCGGTGTCGTGGTCACAGTAGCGGACAACGACCCCCCGCCCGCAACCCCGGTGGCGATGGTGAACGGTGCCCCGTCGCTCGGTCCGGTAATTACAAACGTCGTCGCCGTGGTGGAATAGCTGAACTCGGCGAACTCGCCAGGGGCGGACGAACTGGTCACAATCGCCAGCAAAGCCGCGATGATGTCGGCGGTCGTGTCGGTGGAAAGTGCTGTGTAAGTTATCGACCGGATATTGGTCGCGTTGTACTGGATCGTGATGGTGTATGTCGATGTGTCAAGTGCCCCCGTCACTGTAATCGTCACTACTTTGGCCCGTTTTTGCTGCTGTCCCCGCCATATCACTGTCGCCATTTTTCGATCCTCTGAGGTTCCCCGAGTGTAGGGTTTACATTCATTTCCATGAGTCAACCGATCTGGAAACAGGTGCTTCGGCCCGGCACGTACAACGTCGGCGGGCGCGTGTTTACCTTCACCGATGCTGATGTCAAGCAGGCGGAACAGCACGGCAAGGCGATGCTACGCGAAGGTCTCCGCGTCCCGTTTGCGTGGGACCACGACGCCAACGCCTACCCGATGATGAGCAAGGGCGCGTGGTTGTCCCGTGGCTACTTCGGCGAAGCCGTTGACTATCGCATGAAGGATGGCAGTCTGTTTGCCAAGGTCCAGATTGACGACCCGAAAGACGCGGAGCAATTCGCCAAGGTCAAACAAGTCTCCCCCGGTCTCGGCAAGAACTTCACGGACGAGAAAAGCCGCACGTTCCCCGGCTGGTCCGTTCTTCACGTCGCGGCCACTCCCCGACCGATCCAACGCGAAATTGACAAGCAATCCTATGCGGAATTGTCGCTGCCCACGGGGGTCAGTGCTGAGTTCACAGTGTGTATGGGATACTCGCAAGAGTCAGAACCAACACCAACGGGGTCGGCTGTTATGGATGACGAACTGGTAAGCCTGCTGGCCTCGTGTGGCGTCAACGTCGGCGACGGGGTCAAGGACGTTGAAGACCTGAAGGGCCGGTTGAAAGCCATCGCGGCGAACAAGACCGACTCTGACCCTGACGTCGGGCCGGAGACGGAAACCGAACCGGACGACGACGACTCCAACAAACTCGTTTACCCCGACGGCTCCGAAACCAACCCCGCAACCTCAGGTAATGTCATGATGTCCCAAGGCGAATCGAAAGCAGCCGCGAAACTGATTGCGGCCGAAAAACGACAACTCAATGCCCGTATCGCCGACATGGTGTCCAAGGGCCTCGACCCGAAGCACGGGCGAAAACTGCAAACCGAACTCGAAAAGGCCGACCTGTCGTTCGAGGACGACGGCAACCTCGTCCAGGTGCCGGTCATCATCAAGATCGAGACTGCGGCCGAACTGATGGCAACCAACGGCTGGAAGCCGACGGGCGGCGTCAACCTCTCGCACCAAACCAAGCCGGTCGGCGACCCCGAAGAGATGCTGGCTCAGGACAGCGAAGAGAACATTGCGGCCGCGACCGAGTTTGCCCTGAATCGCAAACTCCCCGGCAAGAAATAACCCGGTCTAACCCTCTCAAAACACACTCAGCGGAGTTTATTCAATGGCGACAAGTGTCCTGATTTCCTCGTTTTTCCAGCGTCCCGGCGCGGGGCAGGAATACACCGGCGACTATCGGATCGTCACCCGTGACGGCCGTTGCGACTACTTTCCGGGTGGCGGAGTGATTGACGGGACCAAGTCCCGCGATCCCGGCAACACTCTGATTACCTGCCTGCGGCCCGGCCTGCTGATGGGCAAGGTCACGGCCTCGGGCAAGTGGGCGCCGTCCGTGATTGGTGTCCTTCAGTCCGCGTACACCTCAGGCGGAACGTCGATCACCCTGACGGCCGCACAGGCGACGGAAGTAGTTCGGCGGGTCGGCTCGACCGGCACTCTGAACCTTTACGGTTCGCCGACGGCAAGCGGTACCGTGGCGACGCAAACTATCACCTATTCGGCCGTGAATACCACGACCGGGGTGCTGACGATTACCGACCTCGGGGCCAACAACGTGGCCGGTTCGCTGGTCGGGGCGACGGACGGAAGCCAAGTGCCCCGTTCGTTCATCCCTGACGGCCCCGGCATCAACATCGACGACGTAACACCGGCTGACGTCGGATTCAAACTGATTCCGATGCGGGCGGTTATCGACTCGACTCAACTGCTCCCCTGGCCGTCCGACACGAACAGTTCACTTCAGACGACCGTGCGAACCTACCTCAACACATACGGCCAGTACATCTTCAGCACGAACTACTAACCACCATGCGGGGGGAGCCAGTCTTCCCCCGGTTTTCCCCCAAGACACAATCACAAGGAACAAAGGACTATGGCTACGCTGAGCATCAACAGTCTGTTGAACTTCGTGCCTCTGACGGCTGCTGTGCAAAAGCAAGCCAACGGTCTGCCGAAGCCACTGCCGGAAAAGTTTTACAAGCCCACGAAGCAAACGATGGGCGACAAGACCAAATACTTCCGCTACCCCGGCCAACGGCAGGTAGCGAAGATTTCGCCGTACGGCTCTCCGGCCCGTCAGCGGAACATGACGAGCCTGAGCATCAAAGAGTTTCAATTGGTTCACTCGATCGAGTCCCTGACGGCGGGACCGGATTTCATCAACAACTGTAAGATGCTGAACGCCTACGGAAGCTCGATCTTTGCGGGCAAGATCCAGGACGAACTTGACCGCCAGGCGGAACAGTTCGGCCTTTTGTTCTCGAACCTTCGCACGGCGATGGTTCACAGCATGATTGCGAACGGCAAACTCTGGTTCGATTCCAGCGGTAACCTGCTCCCGTCGTCCAGCGGTGTGGACCTGACTGTCGATTACGAGGTTCCGGCCAACAACCTAAATCAACTGAACGGCATCATCTCCGCGTCGTGGGCCACGGCAGGGACCAACATCTCATTGCAGATTTCGCAGATTCAGGCCGCGAACGTACAGGCTGGTGGCAAGGGTCTGAAGTACGCGATCTACGGCAAGAACATCAGTTCTTACCTCCTCAACAACACGGCTTTGCAAGGGTATTTCGCTCGAAACTCTGGCTTCCGCGATTACCTCGTCAACACCAACGAGATTGCCGACGGTACTCTCGGCCTGACGTGGATTCCGGCCCGGTTCGCGTACTACGTGGACAACGACGGCACGACACGGGAATCGTTCGGCGGCGATACCGTGACCTTCCTCGAAGAACTGGACAGCAATTACTACTGTGTCGAAGAGGGCAGCTACGAAGTCCCGACGACCCTTCAGCCGCAAGCCGATATGACCTCGGCTCTCGACTCCCTGAAGACCGTGTACGGAATGTTCGGTTATGCCGTGGCGAAGATGAACCCTGTCGGGTTCGAGTTTTTCATGGGTGATACGTTCCTCCCCCGGTTCCCGGTCCCGGAACGCGTCTTCATCGCTGACGTCACGCCATAACGACTGACAACTAATCGCGTGCGGGCGACGGGTCCGCACGTTTAACCCTTCAGAACAAAGGACAATTCGATGGCAAAGGCAACGGTTGACCCGGTCGTGAAGACCGGCCCCGAACTGATTAAGAAGCTGGCCGCGTCCGGGACAGGTGAAGCAAAACTGGCCTCGGCACGTGCGGCCCTGCGACATGCCTGGGAGAAGGAAAATCGGGTGATGACCTCGGAAGAGGTGCTGGAAGTGATGGCGAAGGATGAGTCTGTACCCGAATCGACACTCCGGAAGGCCGAAAATATCGTCGATACCGGCACCCACGAAACCCCGGAACTGAAGCGGACCACCATCGAAGACGAACTGATGGAACTGGTCGGCGGTGGTGAGTCTGCCAAGACCGAATCAGACGTTTAATTTTGCGTCGCCTGTCTCAAATTGGGACAGGTGAGTCCGTCAGAACAGCACAACAAACCGTGAAAGACCTATGGCCAGAACAGCCGTTAACGTGACAGGAACAAGCCCGCAAACCATTGCGGCGGCTCCCGGTGCGGGCTTTCGGAATGTTTGGCTTGGTCATGGCATCACGTCCAACAGCACGTGCCGGGCGATCATCAAGTCCGGTTCGACGGTGCTTTTCCGGATCAATCTCCCTGGCGGCGAAGTGCGTTTGCCTTCAAAAGATTGGGGATTGTACGGCGGAAGCAACGAAGCCCTCACCATCGAGTCCGATACCGGCTCCGTTCAAATTGACGGCGATGCCGTTTATACAGTCGAAGCAATCCCCACCTAACCCCCGTGGTGAACCATGCCAGTAACCACGACGGGTGGCGGTCGGGCTGGAGCCTCTGCCCCCACTGTCCCAACAACCGATCTCATTCAAGCCAACCCATACCCGAACCTGGGCACGCTGCCGACTTGGAAAGCCACGGCCGGAACCGATATCACGTGTGGCGGTGGGACGACTGACACGGGAACCGGAATACTACCTCTCAGCAACGTATTCCAGACGTTTACGGAAATTGGTCCCACTGCAAACAAGCCGTTTACTTTTGTTCGCGTGCTCAAGTTAAAAGCGTTGTGGGACGCTCAGTTGTTGAGCAACGCGGAAACATCGTTTTTTCAAACCTTTTCCAGCGCGTCGATCTTCATTCAGTCGTCAAACTCTGGCTTTTTGGGTGGATTCACAACAACATCAAGCTCAACCGGCTATGCCATCGAGCGTGTGCGGCGAACATCGGGCGGCGAGATATTCTACGCAGTCACAGGTCGAACTGAAGTGTCAGTCGGAACAGGATTGGGGGCGGCATTATTTCCGATTGCGAAGTTCAAATCCGGCAACACAACGGACCTCCTGTCGATGTTTTTGTATTCTGGCGATGCGGGCGATTTAGTCGGTTCTGGTACATGGTCACAGCTTGCAGCGTGGATCAGTGCCAACAACTTTGGAGCGTCGCTTTGATTAACTTGACGCTGTCTTCGAATAATTCCTTGGAGTGCGTCCGACCGTCCGACTACGGGACTGCCGGACCCTCGGCGACGGCTGCACAAAATACAACGGCCATTCAAGCGGCAATCACAGCAGCGGCGGCGGCAACCCGTGCGACTGCGGTGCTGATTGATACGCCGGGAACGTGGCTGGTCAATAAATCGGCGACTCCGACGCGATGCTTTCAATTGGCGGCGGGGTCCGTGGTATTGATTGCCCCGGGCGTGACGATCAAGCTGGCAAACAACCAGACTACCGACGCGAACCCCACCGTTATCTTTCACCAACCCGCCACGGCTACCAGCGTCTACATCGGTTGGCCTTGGGGCATGGGCGGAACGCTCGACGGGAACACCAGCAACCAGAGCGGATGGACACTAGGCTATGGGCAGTCTATTGGCAGTTATCTGATATCGGCTGACGATGTCTTCAACGGACTCACAGTAGAGGGGTTGTACCTCGCCAACTGCTTCAGCAATCCTATCAACGCGGGCGGGGCGAACGTTTACGGAACGAGTGATAATTTCACGGTACGGAATCTTGTCTGCACCAATTTCGGCGAAGGGGTTCAGGCTATCGGTGTTGACAATTGCTACGCCGAAAACATCGACCACATTATCAGTACCAACTGGGCTGGCGACTGCCTTGAGTTTTCACATTGCCGATATGGATTTATCACCAACTGCAAGTCCCGGACTCTTACTGATACGGTGATTGCGGAAGGTGGCAGCGGCTTCGATTTGTACGGCAGTAAGGACTTTGAAGTCGATGGATTTTATATCAGCGGCGTGACCTACCCTTGGCAGGTGGAAACCAATTTTTCGGACACGACCAAGGTTCCCGACCGCATCAAGATTCGCAACGTCAATTGTCGTTCTGCTACAGCGTGGATTGTGCAATCGGGCGGCAGCGTGGACGTGAGTGATTGTTTGGTTAATGTCACTGGCTCGGGCGGAAGTGGTCCGCAGCTACGCAACGATGCCACCGATGGCACTCCGGCTATTTACAGTTTTTCCAACTGCCGATTTATCGGCAAGGCAGCGACGGGGGTAACGGGCAACGGTGTGACCTTACGCATGAACGGCGTCGTTATCGACGACTCAAGCTCGGCACCTAATGCAGCGTTGACCGTGGTCGGTAATGTGATTCTGGATGTTAACGACTTGTTGCTGAAGACCACGGCGACAGTGCCCGCGATTGCTTTTCAGTCCTCCACACCGACTGGCCGTATGATTGCCGTGGACGCGTCTGGCGTGATAACTGCCGGGTATCCGGTCACTACTTCTGGCACGGTCAGTCTTGCAGGACTGGTACTGCAATTTAATTCTGACGCGATCAATTCAACGGGTGCGCCCGCTAATTCTCTTGGGGCAAGAGAGTTGCACCCAAACGTGACAGTAACTTCAGCAAACCTGTCGAAAGGTTCGCACGGTCAAACGTTGATTGTGCGTGCAGTTTATGGGGCAACGATTACAGGCGGCGCAAGGATAAAACTGCTGAATGCTGACGCGTCCGTAACTCTCGCCACGAGCGTCTACAACTACTCACAACTGACTTACAACTCTGACAACGATGTCTGGTACGAAACCCAACGAGTGGTCACCTAACACGGAGCAAAACCGATGGCCTTGTTCTGTGTGACCTTTAATACCGGCTACAACCTGTACGTGCAGATTAAGCCACACAACCTCACGACCGTATGGAACGGCACGGCGTTTGTCACCTACGATGTAGGCGATTGGAGTGACTACGCGGTGACACTCACGGAGAGTACACCGGGGGCCTATTACGGGACGTGGCCGACGGGTCTTTCCTCAGGATACTACGATTTGTTTGTTTACATCGGGGCAACGCCTGCTTCGACGGATTCATTCTTGGGAAGTGGCACGGAGTATGGCGGCGCGACGACGTCAGCAACGATCCCCGAGTTCGGTGGACGGTGGCTGGTTCGCAGTGCCGACGAGGACGACAACGAAGACGAAACTCTCTACCTCAACAACGGCGACGAACGCTATCTGGCGTTTGACTTCCAAGCCTGTCGCGAAGTCCAAAAAGGCGTCACGGTTTCCAGTGCGTCAATTACGTCAACTGTGGGGGTTACGATCTCTGACGTCACATGCAGCGGTCGCTATGCGGTGGCCTTATTTACTGGCGATGCCAGCGGAACGGCTTACGTGGTGAACATCGTTGCGAACCTGAGCAATGGTACGCAACTCGATAAGAACCGAAAACTCTTAATCAGCTAAGGGGTCTGCGATGGCTTATTGCACGGAAGCGGACCTGAATACGCGGATTTCCGCCCTCGGCGTGGATCTTCGCGCGGAACACGACGCGGGTGCGGTTGACCAGTCCCTCGAACTAGCCGCGGCTGATACCGATGGATGGCTCCGCATGAAGTACACGGCGACGCAACTGGCGGCGAGTACATGGGTCGCAAGCAAGAATATCATTCTGGCGTCGTACCATCTCTGTTGGCTGCGGTTGAACGAAGTGCCGTCGGTGCTGGTGGGCCTGCGGGACGAGATACTTCACGAGTTTCAGCTTATCTCTGAAGGCAAGAAGATGATTCCCGACGTCGCCCTGAGTTCGACGTCGGCCCCGGCTGTCATCAATCAGGAAGTCCGCCTGGATTCGCGTCCGTCACTGTGGACGGATACTTCCCGTTCCACGACGCAAACCACGTCACCACCGAACCGACGGGCAAGTCTGCCGTTCCGTCGTCCGCCTATCGGGTGACCTATGGCCGACGTCGTCTACCACGGGACGCGAAAAGGGCTTGAAAGCCTGATGAAAGAACTGTCCGAGATTTTTGCGGGCAGGGCGTCGGACACTTACGGCGTATTGACCGGGTATCAGCATCGTCTCTCGAATGCCCTGTTGAGCCAAGTCCAGCAAGACTTCATCACCAAGTCACGCGGCGGCACGGGCCGGGATGGTATCAAGTGGGCACCATTAAAACCTGAGACTATCGCGTACAGTCGGCGGATTACGAAAAAAGAGTTCAAGGATGCGGGCGTCAAACGTGGCGAACGTGGTGTCCTTACCCCTGAAGAAAATCGGCGGTGGAAAAGTATTTACTCGAAGAACCTGTCACGACTTCAGATTCAAGAACATCTTTCGCACAGGGAAGCGAAAGCCATCGCGGCCAAAATCGCGTGGTCCGTTCTGAAGTCTCAAGGCGCGAAGACGATTATCGGCCTGTTCGGCTCCCGCAAGGTGGACATTCTCCGCGATACCGGCCTGTTATTCCGGTCCCTATCGCCCGGCCTAGTGGCCGATCAGCCATCGACGGAAGAGGGGCAGATACGACGATTCCAGCCGGGCGAAATTATTGTCGGCACTAACGTCAAGCCGTGGCACCATCCGGGGATACCGAACAAGCTGCCGTCGCGGCCGTTTTGGCCGTTGGACGGGTCGATCCCGGACGCGTGGTGGGCGGCGATTCAGGACGCGGCCCTTCGCGGGCTGGAAATTGCTGCCAAACAAGTGGTCGAGGGTAACCCGCGATGATGTCCGTACTGCTTCAGGCGGTCGAAGAGAAGCTGAAAGAGGCGTTACCGACCCTGGCTGACGTCAGAGTGGGGATACAGCCGGACGGGCGCCCCCCGGCCTCGGCGGGCCAGTGGTACGCGGCGATTTACCCAATCAGCGAACAGAACAACGACAGCAACCCTATCGGGATGGCGCTCGAATATGACTTCGGCGTCTCTCTGACGTACCGCATGGCCTACGCGCCACGGGACCGGCAAGGCTCCGAGATGACCGTGGCGAATACGGGGTTCCTGTCTCGGGCGGGCACGATCCGGGACAAGCTGCACGGTTCGTGGCCGATTATCACTTTGGCGAATCAAAAACTGGTCAATCTGGCGGGCGGGGCCGACGTGTACCAGTTCAACCAAGTCCCTGTCTACCGGCGAATGTCCATCGGCCTGAAGCCCCCGGATTGGGTGTGGCACTACGACGAAACCGGGGTTCCTACAGTGTTGGTGGCAGAATTGTTCTTTGGCGGGTGCCTGAGAACCATCAATCTGCTGGGGCAGTAGCATGAGCGTGAAAATGTATCGGTGTTCATCCACGGGCCACGACGAGCCAGTGATGTTTGCCGTCGAACTTGGCAAGCCCGTGAAGTGCCCCAAGTGCGTGGCGGACAAGGCGATCCCGCGTTATGCCCCGCTGATTTCTGAAGTCGTGATGATTCACTTTGACCCCCCTGGCGATCTGCCCGAATACGGACGCGGAAGTCTGGCCTGCGATCCAGCAACGCCAATTCCGAACCGCAAGGGCGACCGGGCGAGCGGCGAAGCCTCGGCGGTCACCTGCCCGATGTGCAAGCAGACGGACGAATGGAAGCGAAGCATGGCAGAGATGGGCCTGCCGGTCGTCCCGAAGGGTGCCGACTTTGATTACATGGCCGAACGTGACCGCATTGCAGGCGAAAAGGCACTACTTAAGCCGGTTCCTGCGGAATAACTGACGTCAGACACGAACACAACGAGGACACAGCAATGGCGTTAGGTACTTACATTTCCGGTGCTTACACGGGCACGTACAACGCGACCGCGATTGGCCAGACGAACGACGGGTATACCCTCAGTGTCGGGGCCAAAGCGGAGATGATTGATAGCTCCGACGCCTACGCGAACACCACGCTGGACTTTGTCTGGCGTGGTGGACAGGCACGGATGCGGTTCACGGCCAAAGAGTTCACGGCCGGGAATCAGGCCATCCTCTGGCCTTATGGTAGCTTCGGCGTGCTGTCGTCAACGTCCGGGCCGGTGGGACGGTTGGCAAGCGATATCGCGGCGGCTTTCGTTCTGACGGCTACGGCGAACACGCCAGCGGCCACGTCTCCCGCGACTCAGACGGCGAGTAAGGCTATTCTTTCGCCCGACTATGAAACGCAAACGCTATTCGATTCCCGGCTCCGGCAACTGCCAATTGAACTGATGCTGTTGCCGTACACGTCAAGCAGCAACGTGATTTTCGCATCCCGCACCTAACCTGGGCGATGAAACCACGTGGCCGAAAACGTCCTGCGGATCAAGATTGAGAGTGATGAGCCGACAAAAGGCGGCGGCGGTGGCGGCACGTCTAGCGGTGCAGTAAATGAGAAGTATGATTACGACGCGTTTTTCAGGCAGCATGCCAATAGCCCAACAACAGTACATCGGCCTAATCCTGAATTAGATGCGATATTCGGGATAAACACACCTCCGCCAGCAGCGCCGAAGGCGCCAGAGTCAGACACTTATCGGATAGCTTACCCAAAGGCAATCGCATTTGCAAAGCCGGTAGAACCTGACACGTATAAATTGGCTGCTGGCGAAGAATCCAAGGCGCCTGGCAGAATAAAGCCTGCAATAAAATTAGACGACGAAGAAAGCGAAAAAAGTATAGGCGGCGGACTAAGCGACTACTTAGCGTCTGGCAATTTCAAAGATATCGCCAGAATAGCTCGGGCATTTGGATATGGCGACATTTCTGCGGCGATCAATTCCGTAGGTAAGAGTGGTGTTTTAGGGAATGGTAGTGGCGGCGGAGCGGGTGGCGGAGCGGGTGGCGGCGGATCGGGTACAGCCGCAAGTTTAATAGAAGGCGCCGGCCCGATTGTGTTGGGGGTAGCTGCGGCAAAGCTATCTGAAAAAATCAACACAATGATTCATGAGAGAATCAGAAGCGGGATTGAAGGTAGTAGCAAATTGGCCGGATCAATTATTTCTAATGATCCTATGAAGGCATTTAACATTGCGGCTGAAGGTGCAGCAAGCAAATTAGAGGACGTTGGTCTGGCAGGAAAGTTTGTTGCGGAACAAATACGAACAGGAATGGTAGCTATCGGGGCGTTGAATGACGTAATCGCTGTCACGGCGGAACGTGGCCGGGAACTTCAGGCGTACAGCGGAGCCATTACCAGAGCGGTTGCGGATCAAGAAATATCGAAACTACGAAACGACATTCGAGAATCCCAGCAACTTGGCGGGGATTATGGTCGTGTGATTTCTGCACAAACGCGAACCGAAGACGCGATGAGGGAAGCCATTCTTCCCATTAAAGAGTCTATGGTCAGTCTGACGGCCGATTTAAGCGAAAAAATTGCCGACATTGCGGAGATAGTGAAGCCAGGCATTCAAATTACGGGCGATATTGTCGGCCTTCTGGTCGAGTACAAAGACGTTCTTTTCCCGATCTTTTCCAGCATCGAATTGTCTCTGAAAACGGCAAAATGGTTGTCCTCGCTTCTTGCTGGCATTCGTGAGATATTCGCCAAGGATGACGAGGTCGCGCAAGATGCACTGGATCAGATTTTGAAGATGGCAGACTTAAATATGCCGTTCAACGCGAAGCAGGAAGCGGCTAACCCTCCTGACGACAGCCTGAATATTCCGATTTTCAATTAGGTCAGAAGTCGGTCGGGAATCCCGCGTCGTTTCGCTTAATCTTGGCGGTGGAAGCCGATGCCAGCATCAAAAGCATGGAAACCAACGTAATCACAAGGGCCACAATCAGACCGGCCGAAGGTTTTTTCCTGCCAACGATCAGGCAGACGGTCAGAGTCGCATTGAATGCTGCGACGGGAATGTAAAACAGCCATACGCAAGCCCCGACAACGGCCAGGGTGTTGGCAATTATCGGGGCGATGGCTGCGGCGACGGTGGCGACAGACAACGCAATACAAAGATGCGTGGCGGTGGGTTTGAATTGTTCGTCGGGTTGGATCTGAGTTGGTAATTCTTCAAGGTCGTCCGGCGTCGGCGATACAAACTGTTTTTTACACTTACCGCACCTGACCAACTCTCCCGCGTCGTCGTCCTGAATCTTTACGTCTGACTGGCAGCGTGGACATTGACAGGAGTACATAGGGCACCCTTCGGAAGGTATTGGAATTGTTAGTGTTACGATCAGTGAATGCCAACTACTCTTCCTGCTTTTGGCCGATGCAATTACAACGGCGTCGAGTTTTCGCACCGTTCTGAAGTGCTTGGCGTGAGCGTGAAGCCTGTCATGGACGCGGCCGGGCGGACCACGATTTACAGCAATTTCACTATCAAAATCAAGGATTACATCATCGGAAGGCCGAACGACGCGGCGGTGACGTTAGTCCGGAGGCTGCTTTCCAAGTCTGGCGGGAAGTTGATTTTTATTAACAAAGGTCTTGGCGATTTGTCCATCAATATCGGGTCGGTGAAGGACGTCAGTTGGGGTCCGAAAACGCAAGAATTAGAGTTCGAGGCGGTCGGCCGGGACAATGTCTGCAAGATCACGTGGGAAGTCCAATTCTGCGCCCCTGACTGTTCCGCGGCGAAATATCAGTTTGCGGCGATGGAGTTCAACTACAAGCTGACGTATGATATTGACCGGGCCGGACTGACGACTCGGGTCTATTCTGGGTTTCTGCGGGTTCCGCAAACGAAAGGCGTTGGGCCTGAGGATCGGCGAATTCTGGATTCGGCCGATTCATACCGCGAAAAAATCGTTCCGGTGATGGTCGAAGGGTTTCGCCGTATCCCCGGTGAGTTCGCGTTAGATTACTCGAAAAGCCGACTTGACTTCACGATCCGCGATGAAGAGTTCCCCGGCCCACCTCCCCCTCCTGGCGTCGTTGACGTCACGGCGTCGCATTCCGTTTCAAGCAGTTCGGCGGGCCTCCATAAGTGGGCAGGCAATTTCTCCGCAACGTACACCGTGGCGAAAGGGTTTAACAAGTCTCTGGCCTTCCTGCACTTCATGAGGTTGGTGAAAGACCGGATTGTTTACTCAAAGTCAATCGTCGATCTTGCCTACGCGACAGATTCACAGACGAGCAAGTCCAGCGACAAGAAAGTCAATACGTTCATCGTGACGTCGTTTGGCCTCAAGGAACCTGAGATTTACGGCAGAGAAACCGCAAACTTCTTTCTGACGTACACCTTCGCGACGTCGGTAAAGTACATTTTTGCAGCGTCCGGGCTGTGGCGTGCGGTGCCTGATTCCGATTGGAATGAATGGGCGTCGTCGATGGGCCGGACCCTTGGCTCTCGTGGTAACGCCGATTTAAGATTCTCAACCGGCGATGACAAACTCGTCGATCTTTGCGATACGAAAATCGTACCGCCTAAGGGCAAGCCATTAGGCGAAGTACAACTTGGGAATGGTAATGTCGGCGATTTGCTGGATATTAGCTGCCCTCCCCCCGAAAACTCCTGGCTCGATTACACGTGCTGGATCGAGTCTGAAGGCGACGACGGCGTCGTGGATATCCCGACGATCCCGACCAATCCACTTACCCCCAAGAAGCCGAAGAGTAACCCCGGTTCGCGTCAGTATCCGGAAGTGATTGACCTTGGCAACAAAGCGGCGTCGCCACTGTGGCCGACGGACCTGAACAACGCGAATACACTCGAAACGACCGTCCAGCGGCGGACCTCGCCCACGGTGTACATCTATCTTGTCGGCAAGGCTGTCCGGGCCTGTTATCCGATCCCCCGCCCTGCCCTGACGAAAATCGGCAAAGTCGAACCTGTCGCGGCGAACCGTCTGGACCGTGGCGAAGGGTTCAAGCAAGGTCTGGTGGCAAACGTCGGCCATCCGGTTTACGCGGCGAACTGGCGGCTACGTTACGCGGTCCCGGCCGATTACGCGGCGAAGCTGCCCATCCCCGGAAACTCATTCATTGAAGATGGCGAAGCGACGTCGGGCGGCACTGGCGGCGGGCTGGACAAGCCGCAAGCCCCGTCGAAGCCGCCAAGTATCGGCGAATTGATCGGCCAGTTTCGCGGCCTGAGTGGCGGCGGTGGCTCGTCGGCACTGGTCCCCCTGAACTTTTAACCCTCACCCCGACAGGATTGGATTCCATGAGCGTGTTTAAGATTCCCGACAAGGACGTCCTCGAACTGAACGTCAACGGCGAAGACCGCAAGTTTGACGTCGATCTTTACGCACTGTTCGACGAACTGAGCGGCATCAAGCGGGACACGGATTCCGAGTGGGCGGCGGAAGCCCAAAAGGTTCTCGCCTCGCACGGCGTCAACGTCCCTCTGACGGTACGCGGCACGGTTCACTTGGTGCAGCATATTTACACGCATGTTTTGGAGCAAAAAAAAAGCGACCGGGCATCCACCTCGCCCGACTCGCCCGCTTCTACGGATTCTGGCCCGGCAACCTGACGCCTGCGGAACTGCACTGCCTGGACGCCTGCCGTCCGGCCCTGGAAGCGGAAGACAAACTACGGGCGGGCGAAGTCGGCGACTCGGAGATTTACGACGTGGTCCTTCAGGCGACAGGCAGCAAGGACATTGCAGCGGACGCGTTGGCGGCTCGGATTCGATGGCGGTTAGAGCGGGGTCAGAAACCCCGCGTTTATTCGTAACGGGGACACGATGACAGCATTGAACAACGGGCAACGCGACCCGGACAAGAATAAGCCGAATATCACGTCGAATCCGACGCGGACCTACGTCCGTCAATCGTCGTGGGCCAATAACATGGCCGGGGCGGTGTTCGACGGCCATCCAATCTTTACATGGATGGACATTCCCCGGATGCTGAAGGACGAGCGGGTCAATTTCTGTCTGCGGATGCTGACGGGCCAGTTTCAGAAAGCAAAATGGACGGTGAACGCGTCGAATCCGGCCGTAACGGCGTTCGTGATGAAGACCCTGAAGCGGTTCTGGCGGGGTTACATCGGCAAGATTATGCGGAAGTATTACACGTGGGGATACTGCCCGATAGGGTTCCGGTACTCGCACGAGACAAAACGCGGCCGGGTGGGTCTGGTCACGTTGAGCAAGGTTGACATTTTTGAACCCCGTGACGTGCAAGCCCGCGTGTTCGCCAAGGGTCCGCGTAAAGGTGAGTTTGCCGGGTTCACGTTTCCGGGTGGCGAAGCCTACTTGCCGCACGCGATGTGGTTTGCGGGTGAAGCAGAACTGGACGAGTTTCACGATTTACCGCGACTGGCGGGTGCGTTCGCTCCGTGGCTCGAAAAACGCGGGGCACAGGGGGCGATCCCGTTACGCAATCTGTGGGTCCAGAAGTGTGCGTTTCGGTCCCCGACGATCCGATTCCCCGCGAATCAGTCTATCAACATCGGGACGGACGAGTCTCCTGTTTACATGAGTGCTTACGACTATGCTCGGCAACTCGGCGAGAACGGTGCGTCCGGTTCTGTTGACGTCATGCCGAACGACGCGAATCCGAACATGGACGGCAAGTACGCGTGGGAACGCGAACCGGCTCAGTCGATTACCGACAATGCAAGCGTGATGGAGTACCCGGACAAGTGCGACAAGGCGATTGATACCGGGATGGGCATTCCGCACGAGGTTATCGAAGCCAGTGACGTCGGCTCGGGCTGGTCGGGACGTCAGATACCAGCGGAAGCGTTCTACTCGTCGATCGACGATCAGATTCACGGCGTTTTCGAAGCGTTCGACAAGACCTGCCTGCGCTACCTCGTCGCGTTGAACTTCGGCCCCGGCGTCGATTACGAAGTCGATTTCGTTCCTCTCTCTGAAGTCGTGTTCGGCAAGAAGCCCGACGCGAACGGTGGCGGCGACGGCAAGGGCAGCGAATTAACCCCCGTTCAACCTTCCACGTCGGGCGGCGAGCAAGCCGGGTTCCGCAAAGAACTGGCCCCGGCACAGATGGACGATCAACAGACGGCGAACATGGCATTTGCGGCGGCGGCACGGATTCAGGCCATTGCCGACCCTGTCCTGACGTCGAAGGCGTTGGCGGTGCTGGCGAATATCGGCCAGACGTCGCGGGGATTACGTCAAGCAGCGTCGGGAATCGTGAACCTGTCGCACGATACCGAAGTCTCGCCCGTGAAAGACCTCGGGCAGGACGCGGCGGTCTCTATCCTACGTGGAGTGGCTCGGGACGGCGTCGTCAGCCTGTCCCATGCCCTCGGGTCGATCTACGCGGCAAGCCCGGTCCAACTGGCGATGCTCGAATCGACGGCCATTACCCGCATGGGCGGACGTGTGGCCGATTCGCGGGCCATGACGCAACGGCTGGTCGATTCGGTCCTGATGATGGCCCAGACGATCAAAGACCCGACGTTCGAGCGATTACACCCACGGGACAAGGACGGCAAGTGGATCGAGAAAAGCCAGTTAATGCGGGCGGCGGTCGATCCTGAGGCACGAAGTCACCTCGAAAGCCAGGTTCACCCCGAAGACAAGGAAAAGTTGAGTGCGGCCATTGAGGCGGTCGGCAAGGGCGACAAGTCGCACGGCGGGGCGCCGATGCTGAAGGACGTCAACGGCAAGCCTATCCACCCTCTGAAGTTGGAGACGGCCGGAAGCAGTTCGGCAATGCGTGAATACCTGCGCGAGATTGTTCACCCTGATGATAAGTACCTTCTCGAAGAATCCATGTTGGCGTCGATGGAACGCAACGTCGCGGAAAACGGCGTGAAGCCGGGCGAAGTGCTGAAAGAGGGCACGGTGCCCGACGATATCAAGCCGGACGACCAAGGCGAAGAAGTCAAGCCGACGGACGCGGCTCCCGAACCTGACGTCAAGGCTGAAGAGGAACAGCCTGCGCCGGCCGGCGAACCTGCGGCACAACCAGAACCAGAGGCGAAGGCCGAACCTGCGGCCGAACCGCAACCGGAACGCGAATTAACGGCTCACGAAGAAGAAGCGGCACGACAGGCGAAGTTTCGCAAGCCGTTCGTTCCGCAACCGGGCGACAAGAATCCCCGCAAGATGCAGACGATGGGCGGAAAATGGATTCTTCGCCCTCAGATTATCAAAGCGGCTCAGGATGGCGGCTACGCCGAACGACTCAGTCAGAAGATGGACGATTACAATAAGGAAAAGTTTTGGGAAGGCGTGCTGGATGCCAAGAAGGGCGTTTACGCGTGGGGCAACCGGCCACTGAAGCCACGGGAAAAGAAGTGGGCACAAACGCTAGTCGGGGAAGTGTTCCGGCGTGGCGGTATTCGCTCTGACGACAGTGCCATCATCGGTACGTATGGCAGTTTTCACGATGCCGTCAATAATGGCGTTCCGTTGAAAATCTTTAACAACGGAGCGAAAAACAGTATCGACGGGTTTGCCAGTAGTCTTGAAGCCCAAGGCATGTTTCAGACCCCCAAGGACCGGAATCAGGAAGACTATTTCCTAGAACTGTTGGTCGAAGGTGCAACCGATGCCCATGCGGACGAATCCGCAAAGTGGGCGAAAGCCGAAGACGATTACTACCGAGAAAAACATGAAGCCGAACAAGCAGCCGCCAGCGATCCCGCCGTCACTCCGGAAGTTCTACGAAGCGTCGAAAGCCAGGCACAAGCAGAAGCTCAAAATGAATTTTCTGGAGAACCAGATTGGCTTAGCGACACACCTACGGCAGGCGATAGCAGCGAAGGCGGCGGCTGGGAGCCAGAAGAGTTAGAAGGCAAGGACGTTCCGGACAGCCGGGACGAGGGCGCGGTCAAAGGGCTAGATGACAAGCCCGCGACGGCGGCGGGGTCGGATAACAAAAAAAATAATCGCAAGGCAAAGAATCCTAATGTAGTAAAAGCAAAGGTGAGACAGACAAACAAGCAAAGTCATATTGGGGATTCTGCCATGAAAATAAATAAGTTAGACCAACATCCTATTCATCCTGAATCGGCTGAAAAGTTTGCCAAAGATGGGCAGGCAACCGCTTGGCGCATTCATGATGTAAATAAGCCAATTCCTAAAAAGTCCGCTAATATGTGGACCGATTCAGATGAGGAAATGCCGGGGACCAGCGGGTTTGCCAATTTGTCTAATGCTCTTGACGATATGTTGTGGGGGGTAAAAGAGTCGGCAACAGGCGAAAACTATACGTCTGCCACTAAGTCTCCGGCTATCGTCGCTATGCACGGGAAGTCTATTGATGGTCCAGGTGCAGAGATAATAGTGCCAAATGCTAAGGTATCCGTTCATATGACTAAGGCGGACATTGAAAAAGTAGCCAAAGAGGCGTTCAAAGGAATGCTCGCCAATCCTGCCGATGCCGACGAAATTGACAAAATGAGCATGGATGACATTGTTGAAAAGTATGGCTCTGCCATAGATGGCGAAGTTAAAGATGAAATAGAAAAGGCTGTACTGGCGGCAATGAAAGTTAAGGCTGGCAACAAGGTAGGTTCCTAACCCATGCCTGATGCCATCCTCGACTCTCTGCACTCTCTATCTCGCCGTACTCGTCGTGAACTACGTCGGGCGGCGAAACGGCATCCCCGCGACTGGTGGTCGCTGGCGGGCGTGGTCGAATCGCTGTTCGATCTCGGCGAGTCGATCATTTCCCGTATCTTCCGCGACGGTCAACTCAAGGCGTGGACGTCAGCGGTAAGGTCAATCTTTCAGAAACTCTCGCTGGCCCCGTCGATCTTCAATCGTCCCCCCGGCGAACCTCCCCGGCTGTGGGTGCCGTCGCCGTTCGAGCCAACCCCGCCCTACCGTCTGACGGCCATCGAAAAGTCGGTGGAATACCTGCACAACCTGCGGGCGGTCACTCCGGAACAGTTCGCCCAAGTGGCGAGCGACGCACGAGCGACGGCAATTACCGTGGCCCGGACGGTGAAGGAAAACGCGGTCGAGAACTTCAGAAACGTGATGGAACGGGCGGTCGCGGAAGGCAAGACGTTCGGCAAGACCCGGCCTGAACTGGCCGATGCCCTCGAAGGCTCGGGCTACTCTGACGCACAACTCGAAACCCTTTACCGCACGTACTACGGCCGCGCCCAAGCGGTCGGCCAACAAAACGCACTCTCTGACCCGATGGTGAGCGACCAATTCCCGTACATGATGTACTCGGCGACGCATGATTCACGCGTGCGGCCCGATCACCTTGCCCTCGAAACGATGGGACTGGACGGGACTGCGGTTTACCGCACTGACGACCCGTTCTGGTCGATCTTTTATCCTCCGTGGGATTGGGGTTGTCGCTGCGTCGCCGTTCCTCTTTCCATCCGCGACGCGGCGTCTTACGGTGTGCGTGAGGCGTCAGAGTGGTTACGGCTCGGCGTGGCTCCGCGAGTCCCTGAGTTTGTGACGTTGCCATCGTTCCGGCCGTCTCCAGGCTGGGAACCGATCGGCGGGCGGATCGTCCCAGCATCCTTCAACTAGGTGTGATATGGCAGCAGGCGGCGGGATTATTACCACGGTGACGGGCCTCACGATTGAGGACGCCGAAAACGGCGGTTCTGCCCCCAAGGGTCCGGGCGGCTCGTCGTTCGGCGGGTTCCCGTTGATCGACCCGAAGCAACTCTATCAAAGCTGTATGGACCGGCGTCTGCCGGTGTCGGACTGGTATCGCAAGGCTAATTCGTTCCGGTGCCCGTTGAACGAGGTCGGACGCGGCTGGATTCTGATGAAAAAGGAACACCTCGACCAACTACAGAACGATCAGAGTTACCATCTGATTTTTCGGCAGGGTGGCGGGTCCGTGGATCTTCAGAAGATTACGATAGTTTCGGCCCGTTGCGTGGCGCCGGGGTATGAGAGCGACCCGGACAATCCTTTTCTCGTTGAAGTGGTGGACCGACGGCATTACATGAACCAGCCGACGCGGTTGGCGACTACCGACGGCCTTGGCGGTCGGAATGCGTGGTCGTTCAATCTGCGAAGCAATTGGGACGGCAATTATATTCCGTTTTCCATCAAAAGTACCGGGCCTGACGTCGCGTATTCATGGCAAGAAGTCGTCGATCTTCTTTGGGCCGCGGCGTCGAACTACAACGGGCCGTCGTCGCCCGATTATCCGCCGTTGGGCGATCTTCCTTTTACCCCTGACGGCGAGCCGGAAGGGTTTGAGCTGTTCGATATGAAGGCTTACGACGCGTTGGTTCACGTGCTAAGCCGGATCCAGTGTGCCATCCGATATAACCCCGTCTCCGATGAGTTCGACATTGTCCGGCTTGGCGATGACGACAATGCAACCGATCAGGCGTTACTTGGTTTGGAATATGCTCCGCGTGCGTGGGATGGCTATTTCCGCGAAGTTCCTCATGCGGAAAATCCGCGATACATTTCAGTGTATTTCCCGCGATTGCCGAAACCGTCAGGCAGGATGTTCCCCTATTACGTCAAGTCGGAAGGACCGTTCGGGACGGAACTATCTCGGCTGAACGAATCGACAACTCTGGTACTCTTCGATGAACTGTATGCCATTGGGCTGATTGATCCCAGCGAAGAGGCGAATGCCCCGGACAATGCCACGGAGATAAACGCACGGGCCACGGAACGGGCAAACGACTGGATACGGGCAAAGACCTATTTTTATCGTCCGATCCTGAAGAAAATCGCGGGCGTGAATCCTCTGGTCGTGCTGGCCCTCGGCAGCAAGGTCGGGGCGTGGGCGATCTACGATTTCGGCGGCGGGTGGTTTTCCGAAGCCTACAGCGGGCCGGACCTTGAAAAGAGACTGATGCGTCCGGCCGAAACCGATTCTAAGCCCGAAGACGGCGTTGGGATTGTGCGAGTGTGCGACAGTGTATTTGGTGGCCCGTACACTTCGACAGCGCCAAGCACGGCAACACTTCTAGGCACGGTGGGCGTGACTGTCCCGGCTCGGTCGTGGGGCGATCAGGTCAACCATATTATTCATGCCTTGGCGACGACGGAAGTCACGGTTACGGGCGACGCGACAGTCTTTGGATTTCACATTTGGGGCAGCATCACAACCGGAACGCCATCGGCGGTATACGATTTCAAAATCTGTTCCGGGCAGTATCACACGGTCGATGTCGGCGGCGTGCCGACGAAGATTTACACGGGCGACGCGGTCGGGCTAAGCGGCGGCTGGAAAGGCAGCGGGGCGGCTCATGACTTCTTCTACGTCAGCACGGCAAGCGTGGACGCAAAAGTTTCCTATTATCTGACGTGGTGGACGCAAGGCGGCACGGTCGGCGGGACAACGATTTCGGTAAGCAGTGGCGTCGATACAGGCATTTCCCGTGAATACGTCGTCAATGCCGGTGGCGTGGAGCCTGGCTACAGCAACGACGTCCCCATCAATACTTCGTGTTACTGATGAAACTATCCCTACTTGAAATTGACACGAAAGACGACCGCAAGGAAATATGGTCCCTGCTCCATCACCTTCGGCCGGGTCTGCGTGTCCGCTTCCTGAAGTGGGCCAGCGGCCTTTCGACGCAAGGGCCATGCGAACCGCTCTACAAACGCGAAAAAATCGAAGCAGCGATGCGATGCGACGAGGGCGACCGGCGTCTGACGAACGAGGTGTACGGAGACCTGATACTGCTTGGTGCTCAATATCAGGCGGATATGGTCACGATTGCCAAGAAGCTCGAAGAAACGGTGAAGGCGAATCGTTAGAACAGTGAACCGACGGCGGCGGGTTCCTGACTGGCTCGCTGCTCCCGGTCCCGTGCGGCTTTCATCTTGTGCCTGAGGTTTTCGCACTTTTGGCAGTAGATGGATATACCATCTTCACGGGTTGAGTCTTTGGAAAACAAGTTGATCGAAAGATGGTTTTCACAGCGGTTACACAGTTTTTGCGGCATCTTGCCCAAAGCTTCCAGCATAGCCAACGTCAGCATGGGGCCGGGGACATACTTGGGCGGAATGGACGGGTCGTCGTGCGACGCGGTGACGTAGAAATATGGGTTGTCGTCCTCATTGAAAAACTCAATCCGTACCCTCATGCCCTTCTTAACCGCTTTTTCCATTTCGTCCCAAGCCAGTTCCTTATATCGTTCCTTCCCCTGACGTAGCCGCGACGCGTGCTTGGCGACTTCCTCGGGGTTGGCCTTGTGGACGCGGACAATCTCAATCGCGTCGGTGTAGCTGACTTCCTTGCTCTTGGCGATATTCGCGGCGTACTCCTGCGCGTCGGCGGGCGTGGACGGCTGGGACAATAAGTAAAGGGCGGATGGTTCGATATTCCTTCTGACGTCCGATTTACCGAAGACACGATAGGCGTTCATCAAGCGGTAACCGTGCGACCGGGAATACGGCGTCGCAGACTTCAGCCAGTTCGTAAAGTGTCGTCGCGGAATGATGTTGCGGACCTTGGTAATGTGTTCGCCGATCTTGATAAGGTCGTTCGAGGATGCCCGGAGCAAAACTTTAATTCTCGTCGTCAGTGCTTTCAACTCTTCCCGCTTCACAATCGGCAGGGATTCCAAGTCGTTTTCTGCACTTTTCGGCATCCGCAGTACCTCCGTGTTGTGGCTGATACAGTGGGGGAGAGTGAAGGCGATCAACGCTCAAAGTCGTCCGCGTTCCGCCCTCTATGAATCTTACACAATATAGGGCACTCACGGCAGGACAGACTTTCCCCCTCACCCCGTAAGGTCTTATGCGTGTGCAAAAAATCCTGTCGCAAGCGTTGTTCTCGCTGGCGGTTTTGTCTCTGGTGCCATCGTTTGCCCTGTCGCAAACCACGTCAGTAGACGATTTGCTCAGCAAGTTGGACGGGGTCCAGAAACAGCGGGCGGAACTGGCCAAGCAGGCGACGGACCTGGCGAAAGAAATCCGTGATCGCCTGAAGACCCAAGGCGAGACGCTGGCTGAACTCACGGGCAGCGTGCCGACTCCCGTTCCCCCTCCACACGTCAACGATCCACTCAGGGCGAAAGTCGTCGCGGCATTCGCGGCCGATCCTGGCGATGCGGTCCAGAAAAAAAAGGACGCGGTGCAACTCTCCGCGTTCTACTCCGCGGCCAAAGACCTGAAGCCCGACGCTAATTCCAGTCTTGCCATGGTGGGCGACCTCATTGCCCGCGTGCGATCCCTCGGGCCTCAACTCGGCAGCGACCGAATCCCCGGTACGAGGAAAGTCATTGCGGATGAACTCACCGCCGTTCTGAAGTCGCCCACGGAACCAATGACGGCAGAACTCTGGCGGGTGGCTCTGGAAACCTTTGGCCGGATCGAAGCGGCCCTAGACGAGGTTGGCAAGTGAAGGACACGGCATTCGAGCAACTATCGGCTCAGTGGATCGAATACAAGCGGCAGGAAAAGGCCGACGAAGTCTTGGATCAATGGATGATCTGGGCCGTTTGGTTTTACTTGCTCATTCTGGCGTGCATCGCTGCTTACAAAATGGGGTGAACTGTGGTGAATAGAAAGACGGACACAATACAGACCCGGTGGCTGGTTGTCCTGTCCGTGGGCATGTTGTTGCTGATCGGCCTCATGCTCGGCATCAAGGTGGCCCCGGCCCCCGTGGTGGTCGTGAATCCGCCCGCGACAGCGGAGCCAATAGCGTCGGCGGGTGACGATCAGTTTTTCGGCGGGTGGGTCGATAGTCCTGAAGCCCGCGAAGCCGTGAAGGCATCGCTACCCGTGGGCCAGCGGTATTTCGGTGAGACCCCGGCCGGTAAAGCGGCGATGGGCGACGAAAGGGATGTCCTGCTGACCGAAGCCGCGAAAGCTGTCTTGGGGAAACATCTTCCGATTCGAAACCAAGGCGATGTCGGGTCGTGCGTGTCGTTCGGCACTGCGTGCGCGGTCGAATACTGCATCCTCGTGCAGATTGCCAACGCCAACCGGGCGGGCCTGCCTCCCCCGACAGACTTCAAAGACCTTGCCCAAGAAGTGATTTACGGCGGTTCGCGTGTTGAGGTGGGCAAAGGACAAGTACGCGGGGACGGGTCGGTCACGGCGTGGGCGGCGGAGTTTGTCAAATCATGGGGCGTCGTGGCCCGCGACAATTATCCGCCCTATGATCTGCGGACGTATTCAACCAAGACCTGCCGACAATTCGGCGACAAAGGTTGCCCCTCAGAACTCGAAGTCGTTGCGAAGAAAAGCCCCGTGCGTGGGATTACGTTTGTCCGCACGGCTGACGAGGCGGCGAAGGCGATACGTCAAGGGTATCCTATCGCGGTCGGGTCGGGTGTCGGGTTCGGCAACCGTGGTCCGTGGACGCGGGATAAAGACGGGTTCCTCCGGGCGTCCGGTAGTTGGGGTCACTGCATGGCGGTGGTGGGCGTGATTGGTGGCGCCCGGCCGGGGTTCCTGTTCGTCAACTCTTGGGGCCCTGAAGTCCACCGGGGGCCGACAGGCGGACACGACATTCCCGACGGTTCGTTTTTCGTGGACTGGCAGACAGCGGGCCGCATGTTCGGCGAAGGTGACGCGATTGCGTTCTCCGATGCGGTCGGATTCCCGGCCCGTCGTTTGCCTGATTTCTTTATCGCTGTTCCGAAAAAATCAGACGTGGCGGCGCGTGCCGTCAACGATTCCCCATTCGCTCTGGCTCCCTAACGAGGTCTTTTCATGACTCGGATTGTCCTATCTCTGACGTGCCTGCTGGCCCTGTCCTGCATTGTGTTTGGTGACGACAAGGCGAAAGCCAAGGCCAAAGCGGCGGCGGCTTTCAAGTTCGCTGAGGCGGAAGCCGAAGCCAAGAAGGTGTCGAAGGCATCGCCATGTCTGCCCTATCAGGCGGCGAAAGAACTGGCATTGAAGCAGAGCAAACCCCTCGTGCTGTGGGTCGGGTGCAAGGACGACGACAAGTGCAAGGACTGCAAGATCGTCAGAGCGGAGTACACCGAAGCGGTCCACGGAATCGCGGACGATTGGCAGGGCGACAGTACCAGGCGGGTGATACTGTTCCAACCGAAAGGCTCGGGACTGGACCAGGTCATGTCGTGGGAAAAGATGATCCCGCGAATCGAAGACCTGAAGAAAGCCCTAGGCGTGCTACCCAAGCCCGCGTCGGCCCCTGTGCTGCCGTCGGGGTTCTTTATCAATGCGGCTGGCGAAGTCTGCACGACCGGCGTCTGAACTACCCCGAGTCGTCCGGTCGGGCGGCGTTAATTCTTACCTGAGGTGAAGCGTGTTTGAGAAAATTAAAAACAACTGGAAGTCCTTTATTCCGCTACTGGCCCTGCTGCTGAGTGCGGTCGGTGCGGCCATCGGTGTGAAGCTGACAATCAAAACAGACCCGAACGCAAAACAACCTGAAGTAATCGTAATCATCCCGGAGAACGCGGAACCGTTGGTACTTCAGGCCAAAGCGGGTGACCGTAACCGGCCTGTCCTAACGGCGATTGCGAAAGTGCGGGCGGCGAAGTTGTACGCGGCGGAGAAGGATATTTCGTTTCTCTCCGCTCTGACGTTGGCCCGGCATGTCCCCGACGAACAGATTGCAGCGGCGGCGAAAGAGGCCGGGTTATCGTTCGAGTCTGTCCCGGTTGGTGGACCGATGAAGGATTTGCTCGACTGGATAGCGGCGAATCCGGAGTTTGTTGCCAAACTGATTCAAATAATCCTTACGCTGATTCCGTTATTCGCGTAAGGCCGATCCACTCCCGCCCTTGCTCACGCGAAAGGGGGTGATCCGTTTATCTGTTCGGCCAACTCCGTCATGGTTCGCAGAGGGGAGAGGCTGCGGGCTGTGGCGGAGTTTTTTGCCCTTACTGCACACGTCAGAAAGTAGATACTGCGGGAATCCTTTGGAGTCCGACGCATGGCAAGGCACAAAAAACGCGAACCTCTGACGGACAATCAACGACAACTTATCGAAGACTATTACGCTAAATATCCGCACCCGGCGAAGTTTGTGGCGTTCCGGGACCAATACACGTTTCGACGTCTGGAAGAATTGGGCATGAATCTCGAAGAGGTTGACAGTATTTGTTGGTACGCCATTACCAGAGCGGCCAGCAATTTCGACCCGCAACGTGGGACAAGTTTTTCGACCCTCGCCTGCTTCTACGCTCTGAAGGAATGTCAAAACAAGTTGCGAGATATGTTGGACCGGACGCGGTGCCGGTCAATCAAAGCCTTTCAGATTAACGAACTGCACGAACAGAATATCAAGTCGAAGCCTACTTACTGTCGCCAGGAACAAAGCCAGGAAATACAAGAGATTCACAAAGCCGTCGATTCGCTCGGCAAGCGTGACCGGATGGTAGTGCGGATGCGATGCGGCCTCTCGGGCAGAAAGCCGAAGACCCTGACGGAAATATCCGTGAAACTGAAGGTCTCCAAAGAGCGGACGCGTCAGATATTCGAGAAGGCGCGGGAGCGGCTGAAAGAGAAACTGGAAAGCCGGATGGACGGTGTGCGTATCAATGTCGGAAAGCTGGTATTTGAAGCGTAATCATGCAACTACTTTGGCACTGGCGGCATTTTGCGTTTTTGCTTGTTTTGCTAGGCGAAACAAGCATTTTTTACCTAGATACGGTCTTTCTCCGGAGCCGAAGGTTACAGGTTCAACTCCTGTCGGGTGTACTGGTTTTGCTTGCATTTTCGCCGATTTCGTTTACCCTCGTTTCCCCCGGTGTGCGTGAAGTGTGCGTAACTCCGGGTCTGAGGGCCGGTTATGTCATCACTTCCGAGGCTTCAGGAAGACGCGAAAGGGTTCTTTGTCTGGGATTCGGCCGTCAAGAAAAACATCCGGCTTGGGTACGGTCGTGACAGGTCGGCGGCGTTGTCAGATTTCGCGGAGTTTCTGGATTTCAAAGCGAAACATCCCAGCCGACCGTTTACTCGTTCGCATAGTCTGCTGATATCGCAACTCTATGCCCTGTTCCTGACGTCTTCCCAGCGACCCACCGACAAAAAGACGATGTACCGCTGGAAACGGTCCCTTCAGGTTGTCGCGGAGTTTCTGGGACCGATGGAAGCCGACGCCATTACCGCCCCTGACGTCGTGCGGCTGCAAGAGTTTCTGGCCGCGAACTACGGCCATTCCCAGCCCACGATACGCAAGCTGGTCGGCTGTCTGCGGCGGCTGTATGCCTGGGCGTTTTCCTACGGTCATGTCACACGCGACGCGGCGGCGGCGGTCAAGGATGCGGAGTGGGTGACGGCAGGTTACATCCCCCCAAGGCGGACGGCAGCGAATCCGGCCGACGTCAGAGCAACGATACCGCATCTGGCCGAACCGATCCGCACGATTGTCAAGCTAATTGAGGCGACGGGGTGTCGTCCCTCTGAAGTCTGCTCCATGACGGCCGGGCAGTTGTTTCGCAAAGGGCGGCACGTTTTTGGCGGTGTGACGTTCGATCTGGATGCGGAGGGCGTCTGGCTTTACGTGCTGGCCAGTCACAAGACCGCGCACCTGGGCAAAGGCCGGGTGATTGCCCTTGGGCCTGATTTGCAAGCCCTGTTGGCCCCGTATCTGGTGGGCCGGGCGTCAGATAAGCCGTTGTTTTCCCCGGCCGAACGGATGGCGGATTGGCGGAGACGTCAGAAGGTAAACAAAAGACCCCCAAAAAGACCCCTAAAAGCCCCCCAAAAGACCCCCGGCATTCAGTATTCCGCGAGCGTGGTGACGCGGGCTATCAAAGAAGCCTGTCGAAAAGCTGGGGTGCCGGTCTGGACGGCGTACCAGTTACGCTACCTGTCGGCGGGCCGGGTGCAGTCCGAATATGGCACGGACGCGGCTCGGGCGGTGCATGGGCACGTAAAAACGGAGATGACCGAACATTATTCCGGTCCTGACGTGGCGACGGCGATCCGAATTGCCAAAGGAAAATCAAAAATCTGAACTACTGAAATTGCGTACACGTTGTTTTGCGTTAATCTGTCATGATTACATAAAAGGGCGAAGTAGCTGGCGTGGAGTCTCCGCGATGTCCTCCCCCGTTGAAGTCGATCTGATTCGATCCGCGTTTTTGTATTGCAAAGCCACATCGGGCGAAACCCCGGTGCGGATCACTATCACCCTGGCGTCGGGTGGTCGTCGGTCCCTGACGATCCCGGCTGCGGGGCTGGCGTTTGCCAACCAACAAAGCCTCGAAAGCTGGCCTCCCCCGTCGGGGTGGGGGTTCCGGCAGGGCGAAGCCAGTTACGAGGGGCAGGTTTTTCCAGTCAACGGCAAGGCGTTCGCCGTGCTGAAGTGTCTGGCGGCGAGGCCGGGCGGCGTGAATACGTCAGAGTTGAAGCGGGACGCGTGGGACGATTTGCAGACAGACGACCGAACCGTACAAAACACGATCAGTTTAGTAAGGAATGCCATTCGGCGGGGTCTTGGCCTCGGGGTGGAAGTGGACCCGGTGTCGGCGGACGGCGGTAAGTATCGGCTGGACCTCTGACAACTGCTGACAAGTACGACCGGACATTCTTGTCCGATGACCGGACATTCCTGTCCGGACAAATGTCCGTTTGCAGTTGAGTGTTCCCTGTCCGTTCAATCGTTCAATGAAATCTCATTGAACAACAAGCGATTTTCCCTGATAAAAGCATGTTTTTGTACATTCTAACCGTTCAATAAGTGTTCATGAACGTTCAACGAGATGTTCACGGCCCGTGAACGCCTAGTGAACACTACCCGTGAACGCACAGCCAACGCACGGGAAACTGTGCGTCAAGTGTGCGTCAGTCGTGCGTGACTCTGTGCGTGGGAAACGGAAAGATAGTTGAGGTGTGATTAACCCTTAACATCTTCTTCCCACGGCAATGCCGGGAGTTCTTTTATGCCCTGCTCTCTTGCGGCCTTTTCGACCAAAGCAACAAGAAACCAAGTTGTTGGCTGCTGACGCGCGACAGCCATTTTCTGCGCGACCGCATACCAGGCGGCGGGGAATTGAATTGGCCGTCGTGGCGTTACGTGTCCCGATCCATCTTTTCTCTTTCTGCCCATGTGGGCAAGCGTAGCCATGACGGTTCACCGTGTAAATGGATTAACTTCCGAACACAAATCATTATAACCACGGACATTATAACTAAAATATAAAAACCGATATATTTATTATTGACATCGGTATACCGCCAATCTATACTCCTTGTAACAAGATGCAACTCACCCAACGGAGCCAAGACCATGAAAGCCCCCGAAGCCAAACTCTGTCACACGGCGACAGGATGGCGGCTGATTTTCACAAGCGGAGCCTGTTCCGTCCTCGACGGTAACGCGACCCGGATTATCGGCACTGTGATGATTGCCGACGATGGCGTGATTCACGGGGCCACATGGTTGGCCCGGATCGTCATGGAAGGCCAACGGACGCTAAACGGCGTCCAGCATGAACGCGTCGAAAAACGTGCCGAGTGGGCTAAAGGCAAGTTCACTTGCGAGCACGTCAAGTTTAACGGCGGCGAAGGATATCAGATTTACGACCACCTGACGTGCCGATCGGCCTACGTCGCGGTCGGCCCCGACGGTCGTTACTACGGCGTCCCGGAGTTTGTGTCGCTGGCCATTACCGCCAACGTGGACCGCAGTCCAGAGTATCGGGCGTTTATTGCGATGCTCGAACGGTTTCCCGAACCGACATTCAACTAACCCATTAACCCCTAATGCGAGGTCGCCACATGAAGACGAAATTGGTTGAGAAAAAGCGAAGGGTAAGGCTGGAAACGCAAGGAATGAGAAAGGTTGTAGATATCCACATTCCTTACTTCGACGAATGCCCGGAAATTATCATTCGTGACAATGTCATTTACAAAGCAACGACATCGTACAGTCCAACGACATACCGCGAATGCTTGCTTGTTTATGATGCCGGTCAGCACAATCCTTTCGAACAGGACGTTTTGCCAGACGACGACGACGACGATACCGACACCGTTCCGCCCGATCCAAACACTAAGCCATTGGGACAGGAATACTAACCATGTCACTTATCACCATCAACCAGATACAGCCGGACGGCATCTACACGGCCGAAGTCGTTGCTGTCCTGCTCGACAAGCAGGTCGCGGCCGTGCGTCGGATCAAAGACCTACGGGTAAGGCAGGCGAATGCCCGGTCCTACAAGTACGTAGGGGCGGACATTATCGCCTATTGGAACAGCATTTTCGGGGCGGGTAAAGAACGGCCCCGGACCTATCGACGCAAGCAGACGGACCACCAAGACGCCATGAATGCCGTGGCGAAACTCTAACCCTCTGACGTGCCACGATGCCAGAATCAGACGAGCGAATTGTTGGTGGTACGCTACGAACCGCGATTGCGGTCCTCGAAAACTGCACTGAAGAAGAGCTTCAGAAGATCAAGCTGGAACTGATTGGCCGGATTCAGTTACGGAAACGCAAGCACAAGGAGGGCAGTGATGCTCAAGACACAGCAAAAGCGTGAACGGCGGTGCGACTGCTGTCCCGAAAAGATCACCAAGGGCAAGCGGTGCCAGGAGTGTGCGGTTGCCATCGCGGCCTATCGTCAGCGGGCGGAACGCATTCTCCGCAAGCCGGGTCGCAGTGGTCCACGGGTCTACACCTGTCACGCGACGCGCGACGCGTAGCGAACAACCGGCCGGGCACCATCGGCAACGAGCGCCGTCGGTGGGGGTGTGGTGTGGCAACATCCAGCCCGGCCGGTTTCTTAATCGCAAAGGATGCCGACTATGTCAGCCTTAGCCCAGCGAATCAAGAAACGCAACAAGATCAAGCATGTTTGGACGTTTGAGTTTGAAGCCCTGCTGGTTCGATTGTGGCACGAGAATCAGCCGGTCAACGAGATTTGCCGACAACTGCGAAAGAGTAAAGCGTCGATTCATTCGCACGCCAACAAGTTGGAACTGCCACGGCGGAACAAGAAGGACGTCATCGACGTTATCGAGGCGGCGAAAGAGAAGGCCCGCGACTCGGAAGAAAACGAACTGGCCTACATCGCCGAATGCGACAGAAGGTTGGCGGTTTACGACTGGATACGGCTGGGGAAGACGATTCGCCAGACGGCGTTCCTGACCGGCTTTGAAGTCGAGTACGTCAGAGAGCGGGTTGACGAACTGCTGAAGGGGAAACTCATTGCCCCAAGCGAGGACGGGACATTTGTCGAATACGACCCGCAACTAGGGAACCGGGTAAAGAAGCCCAGCACGGAGTACAAGGGCACGCAACGGGAAGGCAATATCCGACGGATGCCCGATCCGCGAGTACCGTCGAATCGAAGATTGTTTCGTTAGGAAACATTTCGGCATGTTGCCGAGATGCCCGGCTAGTCGGAATTGGCGTCAAGGGTCTGGCCGGCCGGGACAATTGCAGGGTAGACAAACGGTTAGTCGCCGGGTTCATGACCCGGTCAAGTGGGTTCGACTCCCACCCCTGCGAATCGAAGACAGTCCGACACGAGGATAGGACAGGACGGCCTCGTGAACGGTGGGACTGGTCGGGCTGTCTTCGCTTTTTAATATCCGCCACACGGAGCAAGAGTCATGTCTGTTTTTCAGAAGGCAACGCGTTCGCAACAGAAATTGCGAGTTGCCATCGACGGGCCAAGCGGAGCGGGGAAAACGTATTCCGCCCTTCGGCTGGCGTTCTCGCTGGTCGATGCCGGATTGGCGACTAAGGTCGCCGTAATCGACAGTGAAAACGGGTCGGCGTCCATGTATGCCGGTGAACAGCCGGACGGCCGGACGTGGGATTTTGATACGCTCGCCCTGAAGTCATTTTCCCCGGATCAGTACACGTTTGCGATCAACGAAGCCTTCAAGGCCGGTTACGACTGCCTTGTGATTGACTCGCTGTCTCATGCGTGGAGCGGCGAAGGCGGTGCCCTGGATATCGTTGACAACAAGGGCGGCAACAAGTTCACGGCGTGGAAGGATGTGACCCCGATTCATCGACGCATGGTCGATGCCATTATCCGGGCCAAAGGCCACGTAATTTGCACGATGCGGAGCAAGACAGAATACATCATCGAAGAGGACGACAAGGGCAAAAAGGTTCCGCGAAAGATCGGCGTCGCACCCGTCCAGCGTGACGGGATGGAGTACGAGTTCGATGTTTACGGGTCGGTAGACTGGTCGAACATGTTGAAGATCAGCAAGAGCCGTTGCCCTGCCCTTCAGGGGATGTCCACGGTCAAGCCCGGTCCCGCGTTCTGGTCGCCGTTGTTTGACTGGCTGAAGACGGCGAAGCCTGTCGAACGCTCTGACGTGCCGGACCTGCCCCCCGAACCTTATAAAGCCCCGGAATCGTCGGCCGATATCTTCGACCGCATGATTCCGAAGTTGGACACAGTCACGTCAGAGGAAAGCCTGAAAGCGGTAGCGACGGAATTGAAAGACGTGACGCCGAAGCTCGACAAGAAACACCTCGACGACCTGACCCGCAAGTTCTTGGCCGTCAAAGCGAAAGTGAAGGCCGGACCCGCGTCCGACTCAAAAAGCGTGGCCTGATTTTGAACTGGCCGAAGCCGCGACGTTATCTGTCCTTGGCTACCCGTTGTCCTGGATTACGCATCTATACGAATCTGAACGAGTTTTCCAAACCCTTATCACGAAGGAAGAATACCCATGTCGAGCAGCACGATGGAATCATTTGACGACCTTGCCGAAACAATCCCGGCAGGCGGCGGCTTCGGTGGCAAAGACCTGAAGAACTTGCCGGATGGCGAGTATCAAATGCAGGTCTACGAGGCGAAGGCGAAAGTCACCAAGAACGGCGAACGGATTTTCACAATCGTTTACGACGTTGCCATGCCTGGCGGCAGCGAAGTACAGGTTGAACATCCTTACTTTCTCACCAAAGAAGGTGCGGCCAATCAGATTACGGTTGGCATCCTGAAGAACGATCTCAAAGCAATGGGATTCGATCAGGACAAGTGGACAAAGGCCAATAACCGGCCCTTTTCTGTTGAACTTGAAAAGGCTGCTCTTGCAATGGCTGGCGTCAAGTTGAAGTGCAAGAAGTTCACAAACGGCAAGTATGCCAATCTTCAAATTATCGAACGGCTACCGGACGACAAACCAAACCCGTTTACCCCTGAGCATCTTGAAGAAGCGGCGAAGATTGTTGCTAACCCATTCGAGGCGTAACCCATGCTGACTGTCGTCGTGGATCGTCGTGAGCAAAAGCCCTGGCAACTTGATTCGACCGCGTTCACGACGGTCCCGGCGACACTTCAGACGGGTGACTACTCAATTCTCGGGTTGGAAAACATGGTCGCGTTGGAGCGGAAAAGTCTGGGTGACCTTGTCCAGACGGTGATTCACGACTGGCGGCGGTTTCGCAAGGAATTGTATCGGCTGGCGTCGATGGACACGGCTTGCATTGTGGTAGAGGCCGACGTAGCGGACCTGTTCGAGCGTCGGTACGAAAGCGACGCGAATCCGTTGTCAGTGTGGGGCCGGTGTAACTCGTGTTTTCTGGATCACGGGGTCCCGGTGTTCTGGTGGGGGCAGCGTCTTTTATGTCAGCAAGCCGTCGAGCGGTTCTTACTGTTGACGGCGAAAAAGTATTCAATGGTGCAATCGTGAGCGAAAAATCAAAGGCAAAATGTTTGGTATTACAATGCCAAAAAACCCCGTTTCGCAGCGGTCATGGGTTGTGCTATTCGTGCTATCGACAAGCGCTGGCAATGATTAAGCAAGAAAAAACGAGTTGGAAAGAACTTGAGAAAATGGGCCTTTGTAAACGCAAAAGCAGGGCATCAAAAAAGATTTCATTTGAGCATGTCGTGGCGGGGAAAAGGCTGGGAATAGCACAACAAGACTTATCTCCAAAAAATGAGTCGCCATGAACCTAAAGACATTTGACGAACAAATCGACGCGTTAGGTCAGCCGAAGATGACTCCGGCGAAGTGGCTGGCGAACGGTTTCTACACTCTGACGTTTCCGGACGGCTCGCATCGGACATTCAGGATCAGAACAGAAAGGAACGGGATTTTTAAGGGGCATCGGACCCTGTCTATCCTGACGGGACCGCAGAACACGAACGAATATGAACCGTTTGCGACGACCGAAGATGACGGGTTCAAGGTCTGGAAGCGACACGCGACGGGAAAGAATGCGGCATATGCGTTCATGCTGTGGGAGATGGCCAAAGGCGTGCAGTTGATCGGTCATGAATTGTTGATCTCGAAACGGTGTCTGGTGTGCAACAGGCCCTTGACGACCCCCGAATCCATCGCCCTGGGCATCGGCCCCGGATGCCAAGGAAAAATACAATGAGCCTAACAATACCA